TTCCTCCTGGATCGCATTGAGCACAGCCGGGGCAGTCGATGCACCGGTAGTGCGGGCCGTTGAAGTCGAGGTGGCAGCCCGAACCGGCATGGATCAGCCCGTCGCCGTTGCATTCCGGGTCGGGCGGGTCGTAGTCGTCGGGGAGCTCACGCATCGCCGACCACCTGCTCGAGCACTCGTCGGGCCAACAGGGGCGGGATGGCGTTGCCGGTCTGCTGGAACTGTGCGGTCTTGGGTCCGGCGACCGGGTAGTCGGGCGGGAAGCCCTGCAGCACGAGGGCTTCGGCGAGGGTGATCTTCACGCTGCCGGGTGCGTTCTGCCTGCTTAGCCCACCACGGGTTCGATACCCCGGCGCGGCAACCGTGTCGGGGCTGAAGCTGCCGACGATGGTGGTGGCTGGGCGTTCCCACACCCACGACGCGACGTCATGGCCGACGCAGATGGTGGGGGCCGGGTTGTCGGCGGTCTTGACTGCGACGTTCGCCTGCCTGCCGGGCCGCAACGTCCAGCACCTCGCCTTGCCGTTCATTGTCGGTGCTGGACGGTCAGATGGCGTGCCGGGTCGAGGGCCGTGCCGTTCAGTGATCCCAGCACCCCGCGCCCGGTTGACCTCCAAACCGACCGGCCACCCCAACGCGTCGGCCATCGTCACCCACGGCTCCACCTCGCCGCCGAACAGCGACTGCTGCGGATGCTGGGCGTGCGTCGGGACGGGCGGCTCGACAAGCTGCCCGCGGTGGGCGAGCAAGATGGCCCGCTTCCGGGTCTGCGGCACGCCGTAGTCGGCCGCGTTGAGCGTGCCAGCCCACGTTGACCAGCCCTTGTCGGCGAGCGCTGCGGCGATCTGCTCCCACAGGATGAGCACGGGCGGCACCTGCTCCATGCACACCCACGACGGGTCGCCGGCAGAGATGTACCTGAGCGGCTCGAGCACGAGCGGGGTGCGGGGGTCGGCCCAACCGTCGCCGGGGTCACGCCACCCGCTCTTCGCCCATATGTCGATGAAGTCTTGGAGGCGTCCCACATCGTCGGCACCCTTGCGGTCGCCGGCAGCGCTGAACGCTTGGCACGGCGGTGAGGCGATGAGCCCATCGAGGTCGGTGGGTGCCGGGTAGGTGGCGACGTCGGCACGGATCGTGGTCAGGCCAGCAGCGGCACGGGTGGCGCACGCCCACCGGTCATGTTCGATGCCGACGACATCGAGGCCGAGGTCGGCAGCGGCGCGGTCCCAGCCTCCCGGCCCGGCGAACAGGTCGACGATCACGACGCCTGCCCTTGGCCGTAGCGGGCGATCAGTGCAGCGTCCGCACGCCCACAGTCCTTCTTGCGGGCGAACAGCTCCGACGACCCCGGCCACAAGTCGAGGGCCAGGAGCCGGGCGGCGTCCTTGTCTTTGCCGATGAGGCCGGCGTGCTTCTTCCATGCCTGCGGTGTGACCCGTTCGACCGGGACTCGCATCGCTTGGCACACCGCCACTACAGCCCCGTAGGCAGCCCCGAACTTGAACGTCGAGGCGACGCCTTGGCCGGGCATCGAGTGGACCTTCTCGATCCACACCCGGTCGAGCAACGGGTAGTCGAGCAGCTCTGACAGGTGCGCGCCGACGACCTCGCCGTTCGCCGCCGGCATGTCGAACACGTCGACCAGTTCGTCGTCCTCGATGAACGCAATGGCGCCCGACAGCCCGGGATCGATACCGACGATCACGATGCTTCCTCGTCGAACAGCGACGGCGTGTTCGCCTGGTACTCGGCACGACGCAAGTTCTCGGCGCCGCTCGCCCAGTACGACGGCTTCAGCTCGCACCCGACGAACCGGCGGCCTTGCAACAGCGAGACGTGCCCCTCGGACCCGATGCCACCGAACGGAGACAGCACCGTCTCGCCAGGGTTCGACCACATGCGGACGCACCGCTCGATGAACCCGAGCTGCAACGGGCAGATGTGCCGCTCGTCCTGATCCTCCCGAGCGGTCTGATAGTTGAGGGTGTCCGACTCTCGGATACCCCACCAGATCGGGTGCGCCCACTCGATCCATTCCTCGTTCGTGACGTCCGGGGAGATGACCACCTCGTTGTCGCCCGGCTTCTTGAAGATCAGCAGGTAGTCAGCGAGCGCCGGCCGGTTCGCCGCGCTGTCCCGACGCAACGTCTGAAACATCAAGCAGTGGGCTTTCGTGCGGATCGCTTGGGCTTGCGGGTCCTTGTCGACCGTGATCTCTCCGTAGAAGATCCACCCGGCCCGCTGGTGGGCACGGATCACCTCGCCTCGGAAGTCGGACATGCCGACGTGGCCGTGGTTCGCCTTGGAGAGCGTCACTTGTTGGACGTGGACGCAGCTGTTCCGGCCGGGCTTCGTGACCCGCAACATCTCGGCCAGGATGAACTCGTAGTGCTCGAAGAACTCCGGGTCGCTGCTGCTGTTCCCGAGGTCCCGGTCCGAGGGCGAGTACGTGTAGAGCGATGCGAACGGCGGCGAGTAGACCGACAGGTCGATGCTGTCGTCGGCCAGCTCCCCCAATCGTTCGCACGAGTCGCCGAGCATGAACCGCCACCCGTCTCCCTCGGCTTCGTCGGTCACGTACGGCTGGATCAGGTCTGTCATGCTGCCCCCTTGAGGCTGGAATGGGCGACGAGTGCCGCCGTGGTCTGGTGTGCGTCTCGCTCTTTGCGGCGCACGTTCTCGACGATCTGCTGCTCGAGTTCGGACACGACGATGTGAACGTCGACCGGCTCGGTCTGACCGAACCGGTAGCAGCGACGGATCGACTGGTAGTAGGACTCGTAGCTGTCGTTCAGGCCGACGAACACCATCTGGTGTGCCTGCTGGAAGTTCATCCCGAACCCGGCGATCGACGGCTTCGTGACAAGCACCCGGATCTCGCCGTCCTGGAACGCTTCGAGGGCGTCGGCTTTGTCGTCCGGCTTCCATGAGCCTGCGACGTTCACGGCACCATCGACTGCCGTGGCAACCTGCGACGCTTCGTCGTTGAGGCCGCACCACACGATCCACTGGCCCGGCTCGTTCGCCAGGTTGGCAGCGGCAGCGACTCGGGCGTCGAGCGTCGCCCGACGCACCTTCGCTCGACCGCCGACCCCGCCTAGCTCGGTAGCGAACAGTTGGTCGCCGGTGTCGATGTCGACCTCGACAGGGTGCGAGTGGATCGACAGCGCCGGTAGCACGTAGGCGGTGTCGTCACCGCCAACATCGGACGGGGTGCGGGCAGCGACAGCCCATCCGGCCATCCACTCGTGCATCCGGTCCGAGGCGTGGCCCTTCACCCGCCATCCGTCGTCGTCGTGAACGAAGTAGGCGGCGAGCATCTCGTTGCGGGGAAGCACGCCGAGCCATTCGCTGTGGTTGCACAGCTCGGCGACGTCGTTCGGTGCTGGTGTGGCGGTGCACGCCAAGCGGTACGGGATGTCCTTGAACATCTCGGTGAGGGTGCGTCGCTTCGACCCGTCGACGTTCTTGAGGATGCTCGATTCGTCGAGGACGACCGCACCGAACATGACAGGGTCGAACGCTTCGACCATCTCGTAGTTCGTGATCCACACGCCGGGACCGGCCACCTCGGACCCGTGGCGGACGTAGCGGGCGTCGATGCCGAGCTTGGCGGCTTCGCTGACGGTCTGGCGGGCGACGGACAGCGGCGCCACGATCAGGGTCGTGTCGGCCATGAGGCGAGCCCATTCGAGCTGCATGAATGTCTTGCCGAGTCCGCAGTCGGCGAAGATCGCTGCTCGGCCACGGTCGGCTGCCCACGTCACGATGCGGGCTTGCCAGTCGTGGAGTGTCGGGTTCACGCCGTCGACGGTGCGGCCGGTGGGTGCGACGTTGCGGCGCTTGCGGGCGAGGAAGTCGGCGTAGGTCACGACTGCCGGCCCATCAGCTCGGCCCGCTCCACACGAGCCACACCCGCAGACACCTCGGCCAACAGATCCTCGAGTTCGGACCAGTCGACGTCGGCCCGGTCCTTGATCCAGTGGCGGAGCAGGTCGCACGCCGGGGTGAGATGGTCGAGGCGTGCAAGGCGGAGGTCGTCAGCGACAGTCTCTACTCG